GTACTCTCTATATTCTAAACAAAGAAAGAATAACCTATGATATGTATGAACTGTCAAGCAGTAATAGAGCAATTACCCTGCGTATGCGGGTATAAAGGCTCAATATATGATAGATTAGGTGATGAGGATGGTATAAATGGCACTGATTCAGCCATAGATGCACTGTCTTATAAGGATTTAAAGGCAATGAATGAGGATTGATACCCGAATGCACGGGTTTATACCTTGTGTGTGTATGGTGTGTGTGTGTGTGAGTATGTACCCCTGTTATTGAGCTAATAACACACATTATATGTATGTGATGTGATGTACTCCACGAGAGCCAAAGGGCATTATTGAGCTAGTAATGAGGATTATGTTGCGGATTGAGGATGTATTGGATAGGATATGCTCGAAGGGGGGCTAGGGGGAGCTGGGTGGGGATTTATTTATATAATGAGTGCCCATAGATTTTTTTCACTTTTTTAGCTTGGAGAAGAAACATGACAATAATGCAATTTGATGTATGCGTCTTATCAATGATAGGATTCCTAGTAATAGGGTGTTTATCTTTAATTGTTATAGATATAATCCATCACTGGTAATTGGGACCCCTATTATGGACCCCCATTAATAGACCAGAAACGCAGTATGAATTACATAATGGTACTATGGTACCCTTTTGTAAATAAAGTATCATTATAATGCACTGTACGGTGTGTTTCAAGGCATTGTGTAGAGCCATTGAAAGGCAAATATGAAGCTTACAGAGAAGCAAAGGAAAATTGAGACTATTAATAGGAAATACCGCAGGTATGAAACTACTGATGCCGGGAAAGAAACTGCCAAGTGGACCTATATAGAAGATTGCCTGCACGGTCTCGCAGACGACTACGAGAAGTTAGAGGAAAACTACTGCAGTTACGGGCCTGATGGCTTTCGCGCAGTAGGCCCTACCTTCGGACCAATACATATAACAGGCGAAAAGGCCAAAGAGGCCTACGCTAGAGTAGGAAATTAGAAATATGAAATATAAATGGAAATATGTTACAGTTAATTATAAATTTAATAAGGGAAAGAACATGACAGCAGACGAAAAAAGAGACACAATCGCGCAGGAATACATTAATAGGCTTGAAAAGCTTTATAATAAGGCTATTTTCCAGCAGCCAACCTTTTGGGGAACCAAGCCACCCCTCCTGAATCTTGCAACCCAGATAGCCGCAGAGCTTCGCCGAGCCAAGGCTTCACTTGTCACGGCTAAAGAGCAGAGAGAGTTGGTCGAAAGTAATAAGCAAATGACCGGGCTAGGTGCGGCAGCCGTAGCGGAGCAGGAAAATATGATTGAAAATATTGGATATGAAGGAAGTCATAGCGTAAATGGTGACGACTAAAAAAGGACAAAACTATGGAATACCTTGTATATATTAAGATAGCAGCTTTGATAATCGAGCTTCTTAAGGCTAAAAATGAGGGTGTAGCTCCGGCGGATTTAACACCAATTGTAAAAATGCTAGAGCCCATTATTGACTCAAAAATGGACATTGAGAAACTGGAAACAGAAGATAAAGAGGCTATTAAGACAGTAATTGACTTCCTATTCAACCGAGGAAAAGATGAAAAATAGACTAATTTTTATGCTTGTGATGCTAGGGCTGTTCGCTGGTTCTTGCGCTGGACCCCCGGCGGAAGTTCCTGCTGTTGGTTCCGCATTTATTGCGGCTCCTAGCGGGCCTTATGCCCAGATTTACAGGCAAACAGTATTTATAGAGACTGAGAGCGGACAAGGTTCAGGCGTGATTATCGCGCCTGACCTTATTCTTACTGCTGGACACATGGTAGATGGGGATTCTCGCGCGGAGATTTATTTATCCACCGGCAGGTGGGTGAGTGCTGTCGTAGTCAAGGACGACGATTCAGTTGACCTTGCACTTCTTCGCACTGACGAACCGCTTGAAATACCTTATATAAAAATTTCGGATACGCCTGCGGCTCTGGGAAGCAGCGTCATGGTGTGTGGAACCCCTTATGGGGTGTTTCTTAATACACTGTCGAGAGGTATATTATCGGGTCTAAATAGAACATGGGATGAATTCCCCGGAGTAATGTTCTATCAGACAGACGCTTATATTGCTTACGGCAATTCAGGCGGGCCTTGGATAAATGAACAAGGAGAATTAATTGCTATCACTAGTTGGGGATGGGATAGTAATTTAAGTTTTGGAGTACCTGCACACAGCATAAGGGAGTTTTTGGATGTCAGAGGTAGCACTAAGTAGCGTAAATTGGATTGCAGAGAATCTATGGATAATCGACAAAAACGGTTTTTTGATAAGGCTAGAGCCCAACATTGGCCAACTGATGCTTCACTCGGTGATGGCCAGACAACGACAGGCAGGTTATCCGGTCCGTATTATCCTACTGAAACCACGACAAGTGGGATGGTCTACGTGGTCGGAAGCGGAAGGATTTTACGAGATAAATACTCGTCCGAACCGTACTGGACTCGTAGTTTCCGCTGACACAGATAGTACAAACTTTGTATTCAACATGACTAAGGTATACCAAGACTGTATGCCTAAAGACCTGAAACGTATCACAGACCAATCTAATAGGAAAGAAATCATATATGCTTCGCCGCACAGAAGTAAGTTTATTACGCAAACAGCAGGAAAAGACGTACTCGGACGGGGAGGTACAGTCCATTTCTTTCACGCTTCTGAGGTCGCATTCTGGCCAAAAGCAAAAGAAGGATTGGCGGCTGTGTTACAGATGGTTCCCCAAGGCGATGTTACAACTTCGGTTATACTTGAGTCTACAGCTAATGGTGTGGGTGGTTCTTTCTACGACATGTTCTGGCAAGCACACGAACGAAAGAAAACAGAAAAAGACCTAAGTGGCTATCTCCCAGTGTTCTTTCCTTGGTATAAGTTCCCAGACTACAACACTATGACACCAAAGGGATTTAAGATATTTGAGGACGAGGAGGAGTTACAGCATTCATTCGACATGTCTAACGAGCAAATCTTCTGGCGAAGGCTAAAAATTCACGAACTAGGTGGAGACGAACAACTATTCAGACAGGAGTACCCAGCCACAGCACTAGAAGCATTCCAGACATCAGGCAACCCAGTATTCACTAACAAGATGGTTAATGACCAAAAGAAGAAGGCAGAGAAAGAACCTTACTGCTGCATCTTTAATGGTAGGAATATCGACCCTGTTAATCGTATCTTTAACTGCTGGAAGTTGGTGCATGAACCAATTCCGGGCCATGAGTACGTAATAGGCGTTGATACGATGGAGGCACGTATCTCCGACCCTAACAACGTCAAGTCTAACCTTGACTGTGATGCTGCGGTTATCATTGATAGAACATCGGAGGATGTAGCTGCTATATGGCATGGCAGGGGGAATCAGAAGGACCTGGCAGAGCAGATACTATTCGCCGGAGAACTATACAACGACGCTTGGATAGCCCCTGAAATACCTAACGGTATGATTATCCTGAACACCCTTAAAGAGGAGGGGTATCAGAACATATACAATAGGCAGACTCACGATGAACAATTAACTACTGAGGACTCAGAGAACCTTGGATGGAGAACAACTACTATAACCCGTAAATGGGTTGTTGATGGGCTTCTTTCGGTTCTGCGTGACAACTCATTCAGGATTAACTTCCTTGACATCATAGGGGAAATGGAGACTTTCGTCTACGACAAGACAGGTAAACCTATTCACATGCAGGGCAAGCATGACGACCTCATCTTCGCCCTAGGTATAGCTATTCAAGTACACCTAAGAGTTCCAATGACTAATTTTATATTCGCCGATACAGAGCCCGGAGACACCCTCCTTAGAGAAGGTGCAATAGACAAGGGATTAGAATTCGAGGAGGACGAATGTCAGGAATATACGGAATAATATGCTTCGTTGGCGGAACAATATTTGGCTTATCAATATACCATTTCTGTATAAAGATGGCATTTAAGATGGGCTACCAGTCCACAGTCGGTGAAATGCCGGGTAAAGATACAGGGCAGATTAAACAGGAGTTTGCCGAGTAATGAGAAGTAGAACTCGATATTCATTTAGCGCACAGCACTTCCTTGGAGACTTTGTAGGTTGGGGGTATGAGGACTTCGCCGCAGGGAGCGGCCCAAACCTCACACTCACAGCTAACGATAATGGCACAAATATCATCTTTGAATCTAGTAGGGTTCTCAGTAATACTGCTATAGTTGTTGTAAGCGACGGAACAGACACTAAGGCCTATACGGGCACTACAAAACTATTCTCAACCAAAGTGGAAGTGTCTGCTCATACGGGCGCTT